TCCCCCCTCCTACTAAGTCATTAGTGAGATGATCCTTTATGTTATGATCCATATATCTAAAAGGACATACAAATGAGTATCACTACGATTAAATATACAAGCATAATTATTGCTCTTCTCATCCTATGCTTTTACTTCCCCAATGTCATGGCTTGGTTTAGTACAGGTCTTTCAGGCTTGATAGGCTACCTACTTTATAGCACCAAAGAAGAGACTAAAGCACAAGCGAGAGCCGTTGAGGATCATATCCATAGAGCGATTGAAATTCATGACAAACTTGCAAGCATGGAAACTCTCATGAAGCACAAGATGGAAAAGGCAAGACTTGACGCAAGGGATGAGGCAATCTCTAAACTAGATGGTGAATGGAAATGATAAGTTTGATCCTCCAACTCGGTCTTTGGATGAATACTGATGGATCAGAGCATCATGTCAATTGTCCCTTAATCTATGAACAAGAGCAAAGGTTACCAGTAGGTTGCACCGTATTAACTCAGGGGATTTTATACTCCCCACAACATTTTATAAATACTAAAGTGAATGAAGCTGATGCTAAAGCTCAGATAAGTGCATTGCAAGAACAAATTTCAGTCTTGCGAGCAGAGCTACTACATGCTCAAAATCAAATCACAAAATGTTTAACTCAGCCTCAAGTCAGTACAACACAACCATTTATTTATGGGGTACTAGCAGGATCCGTTTTATCTGGAGTCTTATTATGGAACAAGTAACTTTAACTTATGCAACTCTCTTAGGTCTTGTAGGTCTTTTCTATACCTCTTTAAAAGAGAAACAAGAGCAAGCCAAATCACTAGGTAAATTGGAAGAGAAGGTAGCAAGCTTGGAAGCTAAACAACAAACCTTGCATGAATTAGTGGAAGCCTTACAAGAGACAAAAATCGCCGTAGCAAGACTTGAAACAAAGATTGATGCTTTACTCGGTAGTAAGGTGCATTAATGGATCAGTATTCTTTACTCACTCATAGTGCGAATGATGAGATTTTGGCAACAAAAATAACCTATGCTCTGACAAAATACTCAGCCTTGCTTGAGCCAGATGACAAGTCTTTAATGTGGCGTTGGTCATCTATCATCAAGGGGATTTGTGAGCCTTATCCTATTACAATCTCATACCACATACCTCTCCAACATGCCATGGATCTATTTCAGTTCGATCTAGGTATAAAGATCGTACATATCTCAGAAGACGAGCATTTTTACCCCTCCAAGATTATTGCCCATAGAAAGATAAACAAGGGGAACGGTGTTATAGATAGCGAAGCTGAATTGATCTTAAAAGAGAGTATCCACAAGGCAAGAGTTTCATACCTAACGCTTATCAATAGGGGCGTTGATCCTCAAATCGCTAGCCTATGTTTACCTCAATCGATCTATGTTGATTGTCACTTATCTGGGGATATTCATACATGGGCTTGTTTTTTCCTTGCTCTTAAAGAAGACGATAAGCAGGCTTGGCAGTATATCAAGACGCATGGTAGTAGCATGCTCAAGCTAATCAAAGAAGTTTACCCCCTCACCATGAAAGTACTAGGTTTTAAATGACAGACTCGTTCATCCTATGTTGGTGGATCATGATGCAAATTATTGCACCCTCTGAAGCACCTATCTCCCCAGGTTATAAAAAGTTAATAGGTCGTACTCTTATGGATCGTGTTGTTCAGTGTGAGCAATTGCATGATCATGCAGTAAGGCACGATGTAAATAAGTATCTTGTCCTATCCATTGCCTTCCATGAGAGCCGATTTGTAAGAGATGCTCTATCAAATAAAGGTGCAAAAGGTGCTATGCAAATCATGCCTAAGTACAAGCCTTGTGCCAAATGTAGTGATGCAGAGAACGGCGTCTTAATGCTCAAGAAAATGCTTGATGATCATGGGGGGGATGAATGCAAGGCAATTGGTTTTTATGCAACGGGTAAGGTCTTGCCAAAATGTGGACCATATGGGAATAGTATCCAGAGCCTAGCAAATCAGATTTATGACTATGCCGTACTCATGGGAATTGATGACGGTTGCTAATGAAAGCTAAATTTTTAAAATTCAGAATTGCTCAATGCCTCCAACTAGCCAGCTTATCACCTTGTACTAGAAGACAATTTGGTGCGGTGATTGTAAATCCTAGCTCAAATTCAATCCTAGCGGAAGGCTACAATGGGACGCCAAGGGGACATAAACATGATCTATGTGGTACAAACTCTTGTCTTCGTGATTGTGTACAAAGCGGGACAAGGCTCGAAGTAGGTTGCCACCATGCTGAAGCGAATGCTCTGATGAATGCTCTCCGTACACATGCAGATATTAGAGGCTCGATCATGATCGTGAGCGGTGAACCTTGCCTTATGTGTGCTAAACTTATTCATCATTCAGGTATAGAAAAGGTCTACACAATTCAAGGATCATATTCGGCGGTGGATGGTGTAGACTACCTAAAAGAGAATAATGTAGAAGTAATCAAAGTCACAAATGAGGGGGATATCATATGAGCGAAATGAAAGATGATTTACAAGTTTTTGCTAAAGCAGCAATCAATTTACTCAAGCAAGCGATGACGGAAAACCTTGAAAAAGAAGATGATACCGAGTCTTTTGCTCGTAGTCTACTGGAGCAAGGTACTGACACACCAACGGTCATGAGCAAGGAAATCAACCCAGCTGATATTGCAAATATCGGCATGGTTAATCTTGAGCCTACTCACCGAGGCACATGGGGATTAACCTTTGATATTTTAAATGCAATGGCTCGTGTACCCGTCATCTCTTCCGTTATCAACACAAGAATAAATCAAGTAGCCGAATTTGCTAAGGCAGTGAATGAGGATGACGGTCTAGGCTTTCAAATTCGCTTAAAAGATCGTAAGGCTTTGGCTACTGATGAGGATAAGCAAAACATTTTAAAAATCACTGAGTTTGTTAAATCTTGCGGGGACAACCGAATTACCTTTGAAACGGACTTTGAGGGCTTTCTTCGTATGCTTGTGAGAGACTCATTGATCTTTGATCAAGCATGCTTTGAAATCGTTCGTAATGAGAATGGGTATGTATGCGGTTTTCTCAATGTAGATAGCTCAACAATTAGACGATCAGCCTTGACCGATGAAGAGAAGAAGCAAGGGCGTCGTTCACCTGATGGCGTGCAATTCGTTCAAGTTTTGAATAACCAGATCGTTGCTCAGTATAAGGCTCTCGATCTATGTTGGGGTATTCGTAGACCTAGATCAGAGATTAGATTTAGGGGCTACGGCTTTCCCGAATTGGAAGAGCTTGTTAAGGTAATTACACATATTTGTAATGCGGAAGTTTTCAATAGTAATAACTTCACGAATGGGATTAGTGCAAGCGGGATTATTGCAATCAAATCAAAGATGAATCCAAACTTGTTTAAGAGCTTTAGAAAAGAATTTTATTCAATGCTCACGGGGGCAAGTAATTCAAAGCGTACACCTCTTATTCAGCTTGATCCAAGCAATAATGAGGAAGTACAAAGCATTAACTTGAGCAACACAAATAGGGAGATGGAATACCAAGAATGGATGAATTATTTGCTCAAAATCACTTGTGCTATGTTTCAGATCGATCCAGCCGAAATCGGTTTTAACTTTGGGGTAGAGGGTCAAAACTCAGCTATTTTCTCTATGGGGGTACAAGATCGTGCAATCCTATCTAAAGAGAAAGGTCTTAGGCCTTTACTTAGAGCAATAGAGAGCTGGATCAATAGGTATATCATTGATCAGGTTGACTCAAGGTATGAACTTACTTTTGTAGGACTTGATAGCATACCCAAAGATAAACAACTTGAAATGGATCTTAAAAAGATGGCTTTCATGACTCTCAATGAAATTAGAGCCAAGTATGATTTGCCACCTCATCCTATGGGAGACAAAATAGGCAATCCTCTTTTTAATGATCCAATAGCACCTACACAAGAACAAAATAAGCAAGAGCCTCAGATCGTATCGGATATAGAATAATAATCGCATATGTATCCAAAACAAAAGAATATAAAACACTTTACACTGACAAAAACTTTCATGAGGTTAAAAAATGGCTGAGGCAAAATTATCTTACCCCGTCCCCAAGACCGTCAAAGAAAATGCTAAGCGTGGTTTAAAGCTTAGAGCTGAGACGGGTGGGAAAGGTGGACTTACTACACAACAAGCGGGCAAGCTAAAAATCGGTAGTGGTGTTGCTCGTGCTAATTCGTTGATACATGGTAATGTCACCTATGACACTATCAAGCGAATGTACTCGTTCTTTTCACGCCACAAGGTTTATAAAGAACGAGGTTATCACAATGATAGAAAGAGCAAAGCTTACATTAGCTGGCTACTTTGGGGCGGTGATGCGGGCTTCACATGGTGCAAGAAAATCATCCGTCAACATGAGAGGGCTTTGGCTGAAAAGTCAAGTCCATTCCTAGACCTAGTGTTACAATCTATCTAAGAGGTGCATATGAATAAAAGCTTTTTCTCAGCATGGACAAGCATTGACTTATCCAAGGATGACAATGTAAAAAACGATGAAAAACTCGGATTTGTCAAAGGTATTGTTTCCTCAGAGATTGAGGATCAAGCGGGGGATGTTATCAAGCAAGATGGCCTTGACTGGTCCTACTTTATGGATAAGGGCTACTTCAATTGGGAGCATCAAAGTGGGCCAGAGAACATTTTGGGATATCCCACTAAGCTTGTAAGAGGTGAGTCAGATACTTCGGTAGAAGGCTATCTTTTTTTGGATAGACCAAAGGCTAAAGACGCTTATGACATGGCAAAAATCCTAAAGGATGTTCAAGCACCTCGTTCTATTGGTTTCTCTATTGAAGGTCAAGTTATTGAGCGAGATAAAGAGAATCAGAATATTATCACAAAAGCCAAAATACTAAATGTATCAGTAACCGCACATCCTTGCAATCCAGATGCTAAACTCATGGTTAAAGCGATTGCCGAAATGGAAGATCATATGAGAAAGACAACAAAAGCTAGTCTTATCAAAAATCTTGAAGAAGATGAAGCAAAAAAGAACGAAGCACAAGCCAACATGACTCAAACTGAGGATGAAAAAAAGGCTTATGCAACCGTTGAAGATGCTCAAAAAACTCAAGTAGAAGAAGCTCAAAAGAATGACAACACCGAGCCAAAAGCAGACGATCAAGGATCTAAAGAAAACGATCAAGAAGCTAAAAAAGTAGAAGAAGAACAAGCTGAAAAGGCTCAAATCTCTAAGTCCGAAGACAATGAAGATGATGACATGAATAAAGCTGAAGACTCTTCCGTAGGTGAAGACTCCTCACTCGGTGAAGACGATGAGGACTCTTCTTTGGGTGAAGATGAATATGATGAACAAGACTCTTTAGATTTTGACGCTAATTCACTTCCCGATCTAGCAGCTAAACTCAATTACCTTACTAATCTTGTTGAGTTTTTAAATGACAAACTAGGATTAGAGCCACAAAGTGCACACAAGGCTAGTTATGCTAAAAAGTCAATGCAAGACCTTAGTATTGTATCTAGCCGTGATTTACTTTCTCGCATTCAAAAGCATTTTCCTACAATGTCAGAAGATGAATTAAAACCAATCACTCGCAAATGTGCTGATGTAATTCGCAAGCATTTTGTAAAGGGTTAAAAGATGAAAAAACAAATGACAAAAGATGCGGTAGATAATTTTTTTATCGCTCTCAAAAAGAGCATTCCATCTCAGGGGGATACTATGACCAAAGCAACACAAATTGCCAAGTCCGCTGATCAAGCCTTAAATGCTCAAGCTACTACTATTGAAGCTTTAGCTAAAACAATTGAAACATTGACTCAAAAAGTAGATGCATTGTCACAAACAAAAGCAAGTGCACCTATTCAAAAGTCCGTTACTCATGTAGCACCAGAAGCTCATCCTTTAAATGGTCAAGCAAATGGTCAAGATGATTTCATTGACTCCCCCGCTTTGATCCAAAAAGCTATGAACGAATTACAAAAGAGCAATGATAAGGCAAGACAACATGATTTAAGCCGTGCCGTATCCTTGCTTACAATCGGTGCAAATCCATCTGACATCCGCAAACAATATAATCTCTAGGAGCGATACATATGTTCGGTTTACCACAAAATAACGATATGGTCAATGTAAGCGATTTAGTTCGTTTAAATGACGCTATTCGTAAAGCTACCCCCGGTTTCGTTGGCTATCAAACTCCCGCTCAAATGGGTGATGGCTCTTTAAGTCCTCTTGCTCTTCAAAGCATTGAACCAAACTTAGCAATCGCAACCTTCCAAACCAAGCACCTCACCTTATGGCAAAAATTAGCAAAAACAACCGCTAATAACTTTGTTCATGAATATACCTCAGTCATTGAAAATGGTTTAGATTCTTCTCCATTCATCTCTGAAGGTCAAGGCGGTAGCGATACTCTTTCTACAAATCAATCAGTTTATGAAAGAAAATTTGTCAAGATCAAGTTCATGGCTGAAAGACGCCAAGTTTCTGATATGGCTTCTATGCTTTCTCTTCTCGGTGGCAATTCAACCGCTCTCGCTGAAGAAACCGAAAGAGGTACTTTAACTCTTCTCAAGAAGATGGAAAAGGCTCTTTGGTTTGGTGATGAAGATGTTAATCCCGATGGTTTTGATGGCTTGATCAAGCAAATTGAACGTACAAGCGGTGCTATTGTTGATGGTCAAGGCCGTCCATATCGCTCAAACACATGGGATTTGGAAGGTAGTGCACCTACAATTCTCTTGCTCCAAGAAATTCTCGGTGCCGTCTATTCAAGCCCAAATTTCGGTGAACCAGATACTATTTATGTAACTCCTAATGTTTATGCTGAATTACAAAAACAATTCAATGAACAAGGTCGTTATGACATCAGCGTAAGCGGTAATTCCATTGTTGCCGGTGTTAAATCTATCACCGTTATGGCTCCATATGGTCCAGTAGAAATTGTTAGTGCACCTTTCCTTGAAAGATCAGAAAAGCCTAATTCAATTGAACTTGCTGGTCATGGTATTTCCGCCTCTTTTGGTACACAACCAACCGCAGCAAATGACACCACCAACAAGAGCAAGTTCAAGGCTGGTGATGCTGGTTATTACAAATATGCAGTAGTAGCCGTAAACAAACTCGGTATGACTTTGCCTATCGTTTCTGATGCCGTTCAAATTGCATCAGGTGATAAAGTAAGCATGAAGATTACTCGTACTGGTAATCCAGCAATCTCTTATCGCTTATATCGTACCGCTAAGGCTAGCTCATCCGCAGCTATCAATACCGATACATTGAAATTCATCATGGAAGTATCCGCAAGCCAACTTGAAGGTAATAGCTTCGCTGATTTCAATCACTTTATGTATGGTTGCTCACATATCATTTTTGCAAATCATGATCCTGGTCAAATGGCTTTCGCTAAATTGATGGATTTCATGAGAAAAGATTTAGCACAAGTTTCTACAACCAAGCCTTTCTTGCTCATGTTGTTCGGCTCACTCATGGTTAAGACACCTAACAAGTTTTGGGTTGTCCGTAATGCTGGTACAAACAATGCATCAGGTGTTGCAGCAAACTATTTAAACGCTAATTTCTAAGATAAATAACTAGATAAGGCATCTCACATGTGGATCTATAATAGAAAATTTACTATGGGAAGTGGTGCATTCATCACACAATTTAGAGGAATTAAATTTATGGTTGAGATGCCAAGTGGTAGGGTTTTAACTAAATTCCATTCAACTGAAGAAGCCTACATCAAATTAAATCCATCTCTCTTCACATGGTACGAGGATAAGAGAGAGGAAGGCTCAAAAGAAGAGCAACCACAAATTGAAGATAAGCAAGAGAAATTATTTTTAAGTATAGTAGGGGATGAAGAGCTTGAGGTTGCCAAGCCTAAGAAATCTAAAAAGAAGGGTGGATCATAGCCCACCTTAGTGGAGTATCTATGAGCATATTTGATTTTGTTACCCCCCAAAGACTAAGACAAACATATTTAGGTGGAATTGATTTGACAACGGATCAAGGTAGTCCGTTTAGTGATTTTTTACTCACTGATGCAATCAAGCAAGCCGTCTCATCTCTTGAGATGGAATTAGGGATTGTGATTGATCCTCTACGAGTAGTAGGGGAAAGACATGATGCTAATATCAAAGATAGAGAAAGCTTTTGGCCATGGCATCTTAATCACCGTCCAGTAGTGAATGTCACTGAGGTTAAACTACAAATAGGTAATAATCCGTTTATGGTCATGCCTATCTCGTGGTTTAATGTGATTGAGCCAGAGGCGGGGATTGTCAATTTAGTACCTACTAGCGAAAGCATAGGCTCATATTTCTTTAGAAGTGGTATGCCTCTTGTCTTTGGTGATATTTTCAATCCTTATGTAAATGTTCCGGGCTATTGGGGTGTTGATTACATTGCGGGATTTAGATTTGAAGAAGGTATTGCCATAATTAAGGCGGGGGAAACAAGCGTGGATGTGACAATACCAGGTGCTACACTATCAACCAAGCCTATTGTTGAGTGCGAGTTTACGGGTGCAAGCAATGGGTCATTAAATCCCAAGATGAAAATAGCGGGGACAAAGGTCTTCACAATTGGGGTATCACAAGCACCTACTCAAGATACACAAATCACATGGAAACTTACAACCGTTGAGCCAGCTTTGATTAAGGCAATTAGCTTGATGGCTAGCATTCTTCCTCTCGGTGTAAGTGGTAATCTCGTTTTTGGTGCGGGTATATCTAATTTTAGTTTAGGTGTTGACGGCTTGTCTCAAAGTATTAGTACAACTAAATCAGGTGATGCGGGGGCTTACAATGCTTTGATCAAGCAATACCAAGCTGAGCTTGCTCAAGTTATCCCTCAACTCAAAGCTAAATATCGTGCTATGAATATAGCAATTATTTAGAAAGGCTTGAGCATGCAATTACCTCTTAATCAAATGGATCAACGGAAAAATCGTGTTGATTTCATGGACAAGCAATTTAAGCAATTGGTTGATCAAAAAGGGCAAGAAGTCTTGTGGTATCAAACGGCTGAATGTCCTTGTAGGCAACAAGGTAGTGATTTAGGTTTAGATTTATCCACTATCTCAAGCACCGTAGGTAGCACCACTGGCTTTAATAATGCTTGCCCCGTATGTAAGGGTCAAGGGATTATCCTACATTCCCCTCAAATCATCATGGCTATTATCACAAGCATGGGGGGCGTGTATTCCGTGAGTGAGTATGGTGTATATCGTGATGAGAAAGTTAATATCACAACACATCCAGAGCATTTACTTGCTTTTGGGGATAAGCTTATTCTTCAGCATTCCGTCATGAGATACACTGAGAGCGTGACAATGCCAAGTAGTGGATTAGTCGCTAGTACTCGTTACCCCATCATTAAAAGATCAATGAATTTAGCATCGGGGGAGGTTGAAATTGGTGTACTTTACCTTCAAAAAGCAAATGCTCAAGGTTTGGGAATTGTGGGTGCGGTACTCGTTCAAGATGAGCATTTCACTATCACAAATGACGGTAAGATTGATTTTAGTCTATCTCCTAGCCTTGCCCCCCAACCTAACACATTATTCTCTATCTCTTATTACATGCATCCTATTTATAAGATTGGTAGTTATCCTCATAGCATTAGGGATACTAAGGTAATTTACAAGCAACCTACTGAGCTACATACACCGCTACTTACTCAAGCCACCGCCTCACTGGATTTCTTCAATGTTTGATCTTCACTTTAGTCACATACTGAGAAATGGTTTAGCCTTGTATTCTAATCAAACAAGGTTTAATCAGCTATTCCCTACGATTGCGACAAGCTTACAATCTAAATTCTATCAGCTCTTTATGGATACCCAAGCCAAGCGTCCTATCTCAATTGATCTAGCGAATGAAGGTAAAGTTCAGAGCTTGCCTATGATCAGTATCAAATTGACGGAACAAGCTTTTGAAACTCAAGGTTTGGGTGATATGAGCGATGAAACTCATCATCATCTCTTAACCTTACAATCGGTGGATATCAATATCTATGCACAAGATCAAGATTTAGTCCGTATCCTACATGCAATTACACATGCTAGTTTCATGCAATACAAATCAGCCTTAATCAAGGTTGGATATGATAATCTTAGGTTTGTATCAAGTACTGATATGGATCAAGAGACAACCTTGAGTGCTGAGTCTAACTCACTTGCAAATTTCAAGCGAAGGCTCAAATTTACCGCAATTCATCACATGTACTTGCCAACAATATCCACAACATCAACGATTGAATTGCCTATCTTTGTGCAACTTGATCTTAATGGTGGGGATATCACAACCTACAAGAAAATTTAATCAAGGAGACTCTCATGCCTTCATCTATCATCTTTCAAGGTGGAAGAAAATATCGTCCCGGCGTCTACGGTGAAATCAAACAAGCACCTACTACAAATCCAAGCATTGCAAGCGGTGCAGTAGCTCTTGTCGGTGATTTCCCCCTCTTCCAAAAAGATAGCGTCAACACCTATGACAACCTAGAAGCCTTCTTAGAAGCTACTGGGGGGGAATACGGTTTAGATGTACTCGGTCAGATCGGTTTCTCACCTAGAGCCGATTTAGGTGGCAATCCCACAAGTATCACAATCGTGAATGCTCGCAATACAACACAAGCAAGTAAGACAATCAACGGTCTCAAGATCAAAGCCAAACATTACGGTCCATGTGGTAATCGTGTTTTTGTTGCTTTGGATGAAAACGGTGATGATGCTGACTTGTACGATCTTTATGTATATGAAAGCGGTAATCTCGTAGAGAAAAATCTAGGTATTGGTAAAGGCAAGATTGCAAGTTTACAATACACTGGTACTTTACTCAGCGATGCAAAATTACTGATCAATCAAGCTACTGATAAACTTGCCGTCAATTTTATCAAGAACATTGCCTCATCAATCATCATTCCCGGTACTTCTATTGATTTCGGTGGATTGATTGTGAGTGGTACACTTACCTTTACCCAAAGAACAAGTAGCACACCTTCAGCCGTTGCGATTACTATTCACGGCTTATCCGAATCAGGTAGCACAATCACTACTACTACCACCTTGCCTTCAGGTGCAGTAGGTACAACAATCACAACAAGTCAAGAATACTCACAAATCACAAGCATTGTTTTGGATGGTGCAAGTGATTATGCTGGTAGTATTGAAATCAGCGGTGCATTGTACTCAGTGAAGCTTTCCGATATCTCTAATTTAAGCAGCACACTCACAACAATCAATCAGATCAATTCTGATATTGATGTAGTTTTGCCCGAATCCATTGTAAGCGGTGAACAACTTGATAATGTTGCAAATCTTAGCATTACATCAAGTCCTCTATCTCTCACTTGTGATTGCTCTTTCCTCAAAGATTTCCTAGATGGAAGCCTTGTAGTAGAAGGTGAAATCGTAAGCGGTGATAGACCAGTAGGCTCAACCGTAGGCTTTAGCTTGATTGGTGGATCCGTAGGCTCACTTACCTCTAGCGATTGGCAATCGGCTCTTGATGCTTTAGTGTACAAGCAAATTAATATCGTTGTTGCATACACTGATGACATTGCTATCCATACACTTGTTAAAGAACATTGTGTAAAGGCTTCAGTAGAAGCGGGACTTGAACGAAACGCATGGGTAGGTACAAGTGCAAATTTAACACTTAGCCAGATCAATGCTCAATATGTAAAAGTTTTGAATGATCGTAATTGTGCCGTAGTAGGTCAATCCCCTATCGTTATTGTAGGTGGTGAGAAAAAGACTTTAGCACCTAAAGCTTTAGCTTTCTTTATGGCTTGCCTTCAAGCTTCACTAGGTGTTGCTACTCCTCTCACAAGAAAACAACCTAAGATTTTTGATACCGTCCAAGCCTTCAATCCAGAGTCAGAAGCTAGCCTTGCAATCCAAAAAGGTATTGTAGTTTTGAACGGTCAAGATCGTGGCCTCAAGGTAGAACGATCAATCACAACATGGTTGAAGGACAACAATCCATTCTATACTGAGGTTTCAGCGAATGAAAGCATTAACCTTAGCATTAGAGATTTAAGACTCTTCCTTGATACTGAAATCGGTAGTAAATCAACCGTTGCACAAAAAGACAATGTTCAAAGACTCACAATCAACCGTCTTAGCTTTCAAAGAGATAGCGGTTTAATCCTTGATTTCAAAGATGTTGTAGTCCGTCAATCAGGTGATGTTCTTAGTGTAGTGTACTCAGTAGCAGGTGTTGAGCCTCTCAATTTCATCACAATCACCGCTAATGTTGGGAGAATTTAGTCATGGTACAACCTAGAGTAATCAGCGGTGCATCCGCAATTGTAAAAAAAGATGGTAAGGCAATCGGCTATTGCACAAACATCACCGTTACCGAAACATATACTCTTCAAAGAGTGGATGTTTTAGGATCTATTGATAGCTATGATATTGAACCAGTAGGTAGAACAGTATCTTGTCAAGTAGGCTTTATGAGAGTAGTCCCAGATGGTGGATCAGCATCACAAGGTTTAGTCCCTAGCCACCTCGCTACCGCTACAAATCAACAAAGAACAGTCGATGTAGTCAATTTCTTTACTCAAGGCATTGATTTAGAATTAGCTGATTCAGCTGATTTTGGTGCTGGTCAAAAGTCAAGATATTTGATCAAAGGTTGTAAGCCAGAAAGCCAAAGTTTTACCGTCAATCGTCAAACTCTCATGGCAACAAACATTAACTTCCAAGCCTTGAAGCTGATCGAAATCAAGGATACCGAACAACTCGGTTAATCTAGCTATTGTTCAAAAAAGCTTGTTTTTGAACAATTAATGATCTGAATGTTCAAATTTAGTATTGAGTTTAATTTTTAGGATAAAAACTAAATGTTTTGATATATCTTTTTATATATTTTGAAAGGATCAAAACATGACAAAGAAAGAAACAATTGATCTGAGAAAGATCAAGGCTGATGCTGAGTCTTTAGTAGAGAAAAAAGAAGAAGATTTAGTGAGTAGAGAAGAGAGCTTTTCTATTGAATATGTAGCACCTACGGGCAAGCAATTTAGAGCTGATCTTCTCTCTTGTGTAATGGATACTGAAAGCCGTCTAGCTATGAATAGAGTACTTCAATCCTTGTGCATGGGGGTAGTCTTTGACAACCTACCTACTGAGGAAAAATACCGTCTACAAGGACTTGCTCGTTCTCTAGTTCAACTCAAAGATCCACCAGAGTGGCTAACTGAATGGATAGGTCAAGATAATCAATTGCTCATTCAGATTTTGAATACATTGGTCGAGCATGAATCTCTTTTTTTTGGAGCAAGCACCAAAGAGGGTCAAGAAGCTAAGGGACAAAGGCGAATTTCCATTACTACAAAGTTTATTACCAGATCGAATTAAATACCACCTCTCTATTGAAAACTATTATTCATGGGAAAATTTAGAGCTTGCTATGCTCCATTGCACACAAGAAACATTTGAGCAAGCCTTCCCCTATCTTTATGCTAAAATCCAAATCCAAGACGGTATCGCTATGACGGGGATTAGCGAGATAGACATGATGGAGCAAGCTCTAGCAAGAGGAGAAGATTTAAGTGATTACCTCGCAACCTACAATCAATAATATGCCTATGGGGGTAGCTCAACCACAACTCACTGAGCCACCACTAGCACAACCAACCGTTGCACCACCTACAAGCACAAGTCAAGCTACTGGATCAGGTGGTATCATTACCGCTATGAATAACTTGGCGGGGGTACTCAAGCAACTGATAGAGATAAATCAAAAGCTTGTTTCGACAAATACGGCAAGTGCTGAGGCTACAAAGCAAGCAACGGCTCAAGCAGGTGCACAAGTAAAGGCTGAGAAAGAAAAGGATAGTGGGGCAAATTTACAACAATTAGAACAAAAAATAGCTCAAATCATGGGACGAGCGGGACAAGTAGGGGGTTTGAGCAACGGCTTTGCGGGACAACTTTCAGCTATCCCCTTTGGTCTAGGTGGCTTGCTTGCATCACAATTCTCAACCTTGATGGGAGCAGGTGACCAAGCTGGGGCATATAGCTCAAGTCTTGCCGATCTTCGTGGTTTAGGTGGTAGTGGTATCAGTGGCTTTGCGGGTAGGGGGTACAAATCAAGTGAAGCTTTCTCTATCCAAAGAGCGATTGCAATGAGTGGGGGGTCACTAGGTGTAGATCAAGCAATCGCAAGCGAGCAAAGAGGGCTAGGGGCGGGCTTGGTTGCTAGTGTGCAAAAGCTAGGGGAAACATTGGGCAAGCAAGAAAATCTAGGTGTTTCACTTGCGACTTCCCTTATGGGTCAAGACTTATCCCCAGAGCAAAGACGATCAGGTTTATCAGCAATTCAAGGTATGTTATCCCAACGAATGGGGGGAGATTTATCACTAGCAAGTACCAACGCAACTGAGTTACTTCGTAGGATTAGCGAGTCAAGTAGTAAGGGGACAAGTTTATTGCAGACTATTAGCGACATTCAAAAAGAGGATGCATTAAAGAAAGGTATTATTGCCTCTGATCCTATTGAGACTTTTAATCGTAAGCTATCAACTCAACAAGCGGGATTGCTACTTGCACAACAACAGGCTGAGGTTATCAAGGCTAGACCTGACCTAAGTTTATCCCAACAATTACAACTATCAAGATACAACTTTATGGGGCAAGGATTACCCCCAGAAATCATGGACGCATTTAAAGAATTGCCTCTATTACTAGGTAAAGGTAGGGGGGATTTTAGTGCAATTGGTAGGGGTGGGATAGCCTCAGCACAAGCTAGTGCAGAGATGCAGATTATCAATTCGGCTCTAGGTAATTCAAGCTCAATCATCCAAGCAATTCAAGCTGATACAAGGGTAAGAAGAACAAATATCTCTACCCAACAAGACTATGAGGCTTTAGGTAAGACGGGGGAAACCGCAGCACAAGCTTTAAGCGTTGGTCTTACCGTTCTTTCTAAGGGGGTAAATACTCTTGCGGGTGCTATGAACAAGACGATTGAAGCGGTTGAGAAATTGACGGACAAATTCAGCTTGAGCAATCCCTTTAGTAATCCATTCAAGAGTGAACCTAAACCTAAGCAAGAACCACGCAAAACGGGGGAAGGTAGCAAGCTATGATTAAAATAGAAATACTAGGATTAGAACGGCTTGATATCTCTTCACTTGTTACGGATATCACATTTAGTCAAGCAATTGATTTGACCAGTAACAAGGCAATTGTAAATCTTGAGCTTTTTCGTGCAAGCGTTGGAACATTGTTCTCAAATGGGGACAACGATATTTTAAAGGGTAAGCAAATCACGATCAAGTACATGGATCAGCTGATCTATTGGGGCTTTATTGATAGTATCTCGATTGATACGGTATTTGATGATATGGGGCTTGAGATTAGTACTTGTCAAATAGGTTGTGATAGTATCTTCACTAGAATGCTCAATGCTGAGATTATCCATTCAAATACCGCTCGTATCTATGGATCAATCACAAGTCAGGCACTAGCAAATTACGGTGCATACCTTAGACAAGAGAATGATTTTACTAAGATCTTGCAATATACTTTAGATCAATTTGCTTTTGCCAAAGTACCACAATCACTATTTGAGCAAGGCTTGAAAGTATCCGATCTGATCAATGTATGCGATGGGGTACAAGGTTATCATTTGCCCCAACTTGCACAATATGCGAATGCAAGTAATAAGGTCTATTCTATTCTGAAGCAAGGTTTAGTCAATCCCAACGATAAGATATTGACTCTTCAAAAATTCATGACGATATTCCAACAAACGCCTGAACTTGTTGAGTTTTTCTTCCTACTTGTACCATACCAAGAAGACTACAAGATTGAGCAATCAAAGAAAGTGCTTTATAAGGCTTTGGGAGCGGTGCCAACGATCGTTTTTAGGTACAAGCCTTTACCACCTAAATTCAATATCTCTCAAAAATCCCTTGAGAAAGTGAGAGATACTAGGCTTATATCTCGTACAGTGGTAGAAAAAACATTTACAGAGGATACAAGCGATAGATCAAAGATTGAGTACCTTGAGATACCACCGCATCAGGTTTTGTCCATATCCTACGATCTAAATGATGATCAAGTAAATACGATTTCCGTTTACAACGGCGTGAGTGAGAGCAACTCTAGCGTGACATTTTCACTTGCTGAGAGCCTAAATCACTTGATCATGAATGAAGATGATGCTGAGCAATTTGGGATATCTCACAAGGTTATCACAAATTTCTATGTTTCGGATCCGTCCCCCCAAATCTCAGCTAAATTGACTGAATTAGGCTTTTGCCTACATGGTGACGGTGCATATTATAGTACGGGTATTCTAAAACTTGCCTTGTCATTTACACAAGCCTTAACGGTTGGTCAATGGTTTTCATTCGGTACATTTACGGGGTATATCACAAAGATCGAGTACAAGATCAACCTCTCTACTTCAGGTATTCAAGAAGGCTCGATAGATTTACATTTTGAACGAGGTAGTAATGGACGGCTACCCCTATTCTACCCCAAGCAAGTGAAGCAAGATTACCCCCAAAACTCAGCGGATACGGCTATCAATCCTATTCCTAAATCACAAGTAGAAAAGCGAGGATGATCATGCAGATTTGTAAAGGTAAAGTACAAGCCATTTCAAAGAGTGATAGCGGTGAGTTATTGTATCAGGTGCAATTGGATGACGGCTTGATTGTGAGCAATGCACGACAACTAAGCTGGGGCGGTAGTGAAACTAGGTTTAGTGTACAACCTATTATAGAGGGTGCAATTGTTGTTCTGATTTACGATCAAAAATTCATCCCCATCATACTAGGATGTATCGCAGATGTACCAGATCGTCAAGCGGTCGGTTTAGGTATATCAACCAAGCCTATCACAAGCGATTTAAATAGTATAGGTCATTTAGATACACATTTATCAAATGCAAGAGCGAGTATCAATCTAGGTATCAATGGGCTTACACTGGATAGCGATATCATCCGTATGCAACTGAACAAGCTTAGGATTTCCCATGACGGGAGCACAAGTGATTTAGCTATCAACGGTCAAGCCTTTATAGATGCTCTCACGCACCAGCTAATGTTCTATGTAAATCATATGATCATTCAAAATTCAGTTTTATTAAGCATCATCGCAAGCCTTGCGAGTAAAGCCGTACTCACGCCACAAGAAGCCTCAACGCTTACGACAACGATTACAAATAGCACCTCGATCAATCTTTCGGAGCATGTGCCAACAAGTCAAGTGAGAGATGCTTTACTTGCTACACTGAACGAACGAATAGAGCTACCATAGGAGAATAACATGAAATTAGGTATCAAGGGCAAGGTCGAGAAAAAGGGGATTTTTGACAAGGTTAGTGGAGTACTTGATCAAGTCATGGATGTGGTTGATAGTGTAGTCCGTCTACCCATTGACTACTACATGGAGCTATATCAAGGAGGTAAAAGAGTTAAGGTTGTTGTGCTACCATCACAACCACAAGGCTTTAGTATAGAGAGAGAAACGCCGTCAAAAGTAGAGTACACATTTGATGATCAAGCCGTTTTTCGCCAGATAGGTACACCTCGTAAGGCTACTATTACAATCAAGGGTAAGATTGGGTTGGGTGCAAGGCTAGGGAGTAAGGCTAGTGGTATTATTGGATTTCTCACACCTGATCAGCTTGTGCAAGAATTTGGGGATTTCCTACATGAATATGGGGAACAAGCTAGATCAGAGAAGAACAAGCTATTTATTGATTTTAGCGAACTTAGTACATTTCTAAAGGATAAGCGAACAACACTAGTTTTTAGAGCGGTACAAGAACAAGTCAATGCGAAAGTAGAGGTTAAGCGTTGGCGTGCTGATCGTACAAGGCTTTCTTATGATTGGTCACTAGATTTAGAAGCATACGATCAAGCCGTCCCCCCAGAGAAGAGTTGGTACGATCAAGTGATTGATGTAGTGAAAGATGTAGAGAAAACAACTAATTCAATTCGTGCATTCGGTGCGGTTGCCAACAATGTCGCAACAAATGCGAGTAATGTGGTTAGTTCGGTAAGCAATGCAATCAAGAATGTTGCTTTGCTACCCGTAACCGTAGAGAGCGATTTTAAAAATGCATGGAAAACACTAGGGGGCGTGATTGATACGATCAAGGATGCAATCAAACAAATCAAGTTAGCATATGGTGATGATGAAGCAACAGGGGTAAGCACAACAGCACAAGCAAGTTGGGAAATACGAGGCTTATCTTTTGGAGATGCGATACGAGTACAATGGAAAAATAGCAATATCCCTAATCAATTGGACGGTGCACCGATCGATCTAAATCTTTTGATCCTTACTCAGAATTTAGAGGATTTAGCCTACTCACTTGAACTTTTACAAGGCTACATTGTGCCAAGTTTGAAGAGTGATGATCTAGCTAAAGGCTTTTTACGAACAGATAGAGGTTTCAAGCAACTATCAGCCTTTAATCAAGGGTTTGATACTACCCCCAGCACCGAGCAAGAGCCATACCCAACCTTTGAGTATATGCTTAGAATAGGTGAAAACTTGCTCACGGTCGCAAGCGATTTGCTCAACTCTCCTTCAGATTGGATCAAGCTAGCTAAACTTAACTCATGCATTGATGCACATACTAAGGCCAACGGATCCGTACTACAAGCGGGGGATATCATCCTAGTACCTACCGAAGAGACAACACCTAGCTTTGCCCCCCAACAATTCACAAGCGATTTGAAATTGGTTGATGGGGATTTAGTACTAGGTAGTGATGATCTTGCTCTTGTCTCTGGTCGTGATGCTATCAAACAATCTCTTGTTTACCGAGTGACTACTGAGAAGGGACAATTAACACTCTTCCCAGATTTTGGTATCCAAAAGATCGTTGGCTCAAAAAATATTGATCGAGTTAGTTCATACCTAGCGGTAGATATCAAAGAGCAGATCTTAAGTGATACTAGAATCATCGATATCCCATCGCTTTCTATGATCGTAGACGGGGATGGCGTAGCCGTTGATTTAACATGCCGTACAACTTTGAATAGTGATAATATCTCTCTTATTGCACCGATCTAGGATTTATATATGCCATACACACCGAAATCAGCCCTTGAGATATTAAGGGATTTAACCGCTATGACGGTAGGTAGAACAAGCCTTGATGATATCTCAAATGGGTCTATTTTAACCACTCTATTCTCATCCATCGCTCAAGAATTAGCTAGTGTTGAGCGAAAGCTAGTAACGATTAGAGAAAGTTACTTTTTGGATACCGTTTCAGGACTTGATCTAGATGAGAGAGTCAGAGAGTTACCGCTTGGGACAGTGAGACGATTACAAGCAAGTCATGCTAGTGGTAGCGTGCTAGAGATATCTAGGGATGATACAAGTACAAGCCTTACAATCCCCGCAGGTAGTGAAGTGATTTGTTCTCGTACTAGCATGACATATCGAACAATTGATGATTATACTATGTCTATTGGGCAATCACTTTTATCAGGTATTTTTATCGTTGCTAGTCAACCTGGTAGTTTGGGGAATTGTGCAATTGGGGAAATCAACAAGATCAAATCTTTACCTGATACCATTCTCACTTGTACGAATATTCTAGGGATATCGAACGGATTTGATGAAGAGGATGATGCGACTTTGAGAGCAAGAGCAAAGACATATATTAACTCGCTATCTCGCTCACAAAAATCAGCAATTGAGTTTTTAGCCGTTTCTTTTGTTGGTAGTACTGGGGAAAGACTAAGATATGCAAGACTTGTAGAGCCAGAGGATAAGCCAGCATATAGCGAGTTGTATGTTGATGACGGTACGGCTGAGATGAGTGTTGCTACTCGCTCAAGAGTAGGTAAGTCCGTTGGGGGTATTGTACCCGTTGGTGGTCAAAGAGTCTTGTATCATGAAGCACCCGCAACAGCACCTATCACAACTAGCCAACTTCGTATCAATGGTCAAGCTATTGCTCAAAGCCGTATCATCTCTTTACCAGAACGAGGGGTTGTATATGTGCAAGGTTTAGAAGCGGGGGATGAGTGGACAATTGGGGAAAGCTCACCTTATAGAGTTTATACGGGGATTATTGCTGAAATCCAAAAAGAGATTGAGGGTGATTTAGATGAGCCTACAAGGATGACGGGATTTAGATCAGCAGGGACGAGAGTAGTAGTTAAAGCGATTACCCCTACTCTTATCTCTCTTCTACTCAATCTCAAGATCAAGCCTACATACTCATCTTCTATCGTGCAATCAGCCGTTACTCAAGCTTTGGTTGCTTATATCAATTCTTTAGCACCTACTGACACACTTTATGTCTCTCAGCTGGTTAATAGGTGCATCGATATTGACGGCGTGCTAGATATTGCCTTTATCAATGCCGACGGCTCACCGCTACAAAATGTCGAGCCTCAAACCTCTTCCCCAACACGAATTAAATCTGAAAATATCACGATCAGAGTAGGAGCATAACCATGGCTATTGAAAAAAAAGTACTATTACAACCGCTTGAAAGACTTGATCTTGAAGATGTTCAAGGTCTTCAAAATATCGTACATGATCAAGTGAGTCGCTTGCTTGGTGGCTTAGTCACAACAGGTGGAGGCTTGCTTAAGAAATGGGATAACTCAAGCACAATAAACAACTCAAACAAATTGATTGCTTTTAGTGATTTCAGTTTCTTTGCTCGTACGATTAGTGGGGATGATGCTACTCAAGGTACCGTATGCTTGCACCGTACAAGTGCAACAAACGGGAATTGTGATTTTACCGTTGCTCGTACCCTTACCCAAACTTACTATAACACAAACTCAGCCTTGCCACCTAGTCCCACTAGCGTTGGTTATGTCTCTGGTACTCATGCACAATACTACCCCCCTATCTATGCTAAGAGAGTTTTGAGTAGCGGTAGTACACAAAACCGCCGTTTTTGGTCCGTTGTAGATGGTGCAGAAGTTACTCAAGCGATTGCAACACGACAAATTGAAAGTACTATTTTTAGCGTTGGTGTACCTAGTGATTTAGGGGGGGACGGTGAAGCTTGGTCGCTAATTGGTCGTATCACTCAATGGTCTCTTTCAGGTAGTACCGTGCAACTATCTTTGGCGGGGATTACACCTTATTATCTAGCTGATCAACTTGTAGGTAATTCATCACTTATAGATAACACAAGCGAATGGATTGCGAATGACAACCCAGCAGGTATTGGCGGGCTACAAGAAGGCATGGAGCATCTGAAATCAAAGATCAATGATATCAATACATCGCTCGCATCACTCACCGCAAGTTTGAATGCATTTATTGCTAAAAAGAAGCGAGGATCCGCAACACTAAAGCATATTTTAGATCTTCGTAATCCTTATATCAATACCCTTACTATCTCTCAAAATACAAGCGATGATTTCAACCTAGATATCCGTCAAGACTTTGAGCCAGTAGAACATTTGGGGACAATCTCAACACCTTATACCGCCCAAAAGGTCAATGTAAGTACCGATGCTACACAATGTATGCTTGCGAGTTATGTCGTACTTGTGGATCAAAGCTATATTGATAAACTCTTCACTTGTACACTTCATACACTCGTCCCTATGACTGACATTGTGGACGGTGCAGGTACGATCTATTTCAGAGACCAAGATACTAAGGGTTTTGATATTCTCATGGATGGGGATGTTTCTAATGTTACTACAGCCAACAAGATCAAACTTATTCAATACACAGATGCAAGCGGTGCAACTCAAACAGGTTATGGTTTCAAGATCAGACGAAGAGATTTTTTAAATACCAGCTATGCACAAGATCAATATAATATCGCTATGCTTTCAATCGATGTTACCGTAGGATAAAACCATGATCATCACATATACAAGTAGTCAATCGAATCCAGTAGCTAGCCAACATGACAAGATCATTGATCTAGCTAGTGTGAATTTACCACAAACAAATATCCAATTATATGGTCAAGCACAAGATAGCAATCATCCAAGTGCATCCTTTTTGTATTCATGGTCGCTATCAAAGCCGAGCGGTAGTAGTGCATCCTTAAGTAGTACCACCGTTCAAAATCCTATCTTGAACAATGTTGATATCTGGGGGAATTATCGCTTATTCTTAATCGCTACAAACACAAGTACGGGGGAAACAAGTCAAAGCGATGCTATTTTAGCACCTCAATCTTCTTTTGTTCATATTCGTGTACTATCCGAGAATAAAGGCCTTCAGAAGCCTTCGGTTGGGGAAAAGAATTGGTCCACGATTTACAATACTCTAGTTGATGAAGTTGAGCATTTCAGCGGTGCAACAACCTTGAGCGAATTAACCGATGTTTCTATTATGGTACCAACGAATGGACAAGCTTTAAGGTACGATGATATTTTAGGTGAATGGAAAAATCAAGACTTGCCAACAATCCCAAGCCCAAATCTGAATGTTGGTGCGAACGATGTGATTCTACCGCTTACCGTTGTAGATTTGGCAAATGACAAGTTATCGTTTCATGGTACTACAAATGAGATTGAAGTTGCTAGATCAAAGGTTGATAACGATGTTCGTATCACTATGTCATTGCCTTCATCTATCAATGCGAATGCATCAACAGCAACTAAATTGGCTACCGCTAGAACAATCTCTTTAAGTGGTGCAGTCAGTGGCTCAGCAAGTTTTGATGGTAGCTCTTCAATTACTATCAGCACAAGCTCAAACACAACATTACCTACCTCATGGATTACCTATAGCCAACAAAGCACTACCACGATTTTGGTAGGCTCAAAAGATATAGGAAATACAAATGTGACGGGGATTTTCAACGAAGGTACTCTATCAAAAGATTTTACTGATGAAATAGCGTTGCATCCTCATTTGATCTGGAGAAACAACACTGGGTCAAGCATCAAAATCACATACATTGATCTAGTAGTTTTTAGTGGTGGATCCAAAGATGGCGGTACTACTGACTATACTTTTGATCTAGTGAAGTGCATCAATGATGCTGGTGCTCTTGCTCAAAATACATGGACAAGCCAAAGCTCAACAATCTCAGTACTACGATCAACAAATATCAATTTCAAGAACCATAGACCATTACCAGGTAGCCTAGATTTATCAGCAAATCCTATCACTATCGCAAATGGTGAATGGTTTGGTATTCGTACCCTCACTCATCCTTTCCATCATGGCTATGGTCTAGGTGGTACTATCACCGCTTATGTAGTATAAGAAGGAGTCAATCATGGATACAGGCTTTGGCTCACCGATATATCCCCAAGCGATGGGTGCAGGCTTTGGCTCACCTTATACCGCATCACTTAGAGATACAGGCTTTGGCTCACCGTACGATCAAGTGGTAGCTACTAGTTCGCTAAGTCATGCGGTTGTACCTAATCATGGGGGTACTCGTCTTCATATCTATGCTGATTGGAAAACACTAGCAAGTACTACAAGATACCCTTTTGTCGTAGGTGGTTTCAAAGTTTCTTTCATTGATAGCATGGGGCTTGTGCAAGCTATTTCTCATGGGGGATTTCCACAATCACAAGGTAATTGTTATACTGATGTTTGGCAAACAATGATCGTGTGCTATGTCCCACCGCTTGCAAAAGGCACATATTCAATTCTTGTTGAATGGGGGAATTTTCAAAGTCTACGGCTTGATGACACGCTCGTTGTCGTTGATAGATTTCGAGCATCATCCGTCTACTCTATGAGGAAGCAAATCCCCCCATCTCTTGCTACTGGTCCACGAGATAGCCGTATTGATCCTATCTCTAAAGATACCTATGATTTTGGAGTACTTGAAAGCATATTGCTTACGGTAGGGGAGCAAATTCATAATATAGTGGGACAACCAACAACAATACTATCTCTTGATTTTGATGATCTAGATGATCAAGTCTTGCATGTAGAAAGCACGATCGGTTTCCCTGATCAAGGCTCGCTATTTGTGGAAAATCGCTTGTTCACATATACAAGTAAGACAAATACAACCTTCCTAAATCTCGCATTTACAAAAATTGCATCACCTATTCTAAGAGGGGGGGTAGTTTCCTATGTTATATCCGATATCTAAAGCAGATCAGATCAAGAATGAAACTCTTTTACATAGGGCTAAAGGCATTGATTTTCAACGGATTCTATCTATGTATGGATTTCATCGCTTGCCCTTCATCCCAGAGCAATATGTGAGAGAGGCTCTTCGCTCAGTTGCCTATGGTGCAAGGGGTACCGTTGGCACCGCATTCGCTTTCTTTAAAAACTTAATGCAAGGTTGGATTGATAGCACCGAGACTCAAGTGATTGCAATAGGTAGCCGTACACTACAAGGTACGGGCTTTCATACTCGATTTGAAGGTAGGTGGGTAGAGATAGACGGTAAGATCTATTATCTTGAGCGTGTAAGCGGATCTACAAATTTGATCTTTAGCGATATTGATACAAGTTTGTGGAATAAGGCAAGTTTTACGGTAGGGGATACATACACGATCAAGATTTTACCCTTTTGGATAGCACAAGATGACAAAGGCTTGTTTGCGGTATATGTGGATGGATCTATCTTTAATGCACCCGTCACCTACTTGAGAGAAGACGGCGAGCCTAGAGAAACTGATCCAAATGGCGGGATACTTGTACCACAAGCACAAGTTTCGGGAGATACTCCAGCTCTCTATTTTGCATCAAGTGATATTTCATCAGTGATAGCCTATGCGTGGGAGCAAATCTTATCAGCAGGTATTCATGGGAAATTATTATCTAGGGAATGGACACCTCAAGCCGAGCCACAAATCTTTTCATCCATTTACAATTCAAATCTTGGCTTTTTTGGGGATATTATAAGAGTCGAGGCCTCAAACTTTTAATTCGTTCTCTCTCCGCTTTAGCTTGTTGGATAGCAACATCAAGATCAAGAAGATCGGCTTGCCATACACCATTCCCAAGATCAGTACCATCTTGAAGCACGATCTTTTGACCAAAGGCCTTATGGAAGGGAATAGCACCTAGGAAACGATTACCCCAATCACTCTCATGTACAAGTACGAAAACATCAATCATGGTATTTTTCTTAGTCATGGATACAAGCAAGTTTGAATGTGGGTATCGTACCCCTTTCACATCAATATAGCTATTGTCATAGATCAGGTCCCCCAAATCACTACCTCGTACCGCTGACCGTACCCCCGTTCTAAAGACTTGCTCGACATCCAGATCAAGCGTGAGAGCAAGGCTAGCCTCACATACAATCCCTCTCAGCTCAATCGTTTCTTGAGACTCGCTCGACTTCTTCACATCCCTAAAATGTTTACGAGCTTGATTTTCATTTGTTCTTCGTCTAGCTACGATCTTGCACCTATCCATCATCGTATCTGGGATATGTGCAAGCATATCTCTTCTTTTCAGCATCATGTACTCCATGGGAAAAATTGTTTTTGCTTTGTATTTATATACTATAATAGCTCAAGGAAAAGTACAAGCACAAAATTAAAAAATATTTAAATTTAAGGGGGAGAGGCGTTGCACCTACTCCCCCAAAAACAAGGCTTGATTGCCACCAACAGAATAAAGGATCAACGATGAAACCGCAACTTTTAAAATCAGATCAGAAGCATGACATACAAGTGACTACAAATTTCAATATCGCTGAGATGGAGTTTCGTTCAGTGATACCAGATGAGTACCTAGACAATGCAAAAAAGTTATTGATTGAGCTACAAAAAGTGAGAGATGCACTAGGCTCACCGATCATCATCACAAGTGGGTATAGAGCAGCAGAGTACAATCAAGAGATTGGGGGAGCAACCAAGAGCCAACATATTACCGCTTGTGCCGTTGATTGCTATGCTAAAAATTTAACGGTGCAAGCATTTCACAAATTCGTGAGGGACGGTATCAAAGCCAAGAAATGGAATTTTAAAGGTTTAGGCTTTTATGATCGAGGATGGATACATGTAGATATTAGAGATACCCCGCATTTGGTTGAGTGGATAGGCTAGGCTATTCCCATCGCTTCCATGCATCATCTTCGCTAAACTCTTCTTGCTCATCAATGATTTCGGTAGCACCACAATCTTGAGCCATCTGGCATAGATCATACACATCTTGCTTGCTAGTATTATCGCAATCAAGGCATAAATCCTCATACAAGCCGAGCATGCAATCAGTCATCCAATCAAGGGCACGAGTGACTGACACGATATTGATGGGATTGTGATAGCTAGCCTCAATATCATGACCTTGCACATATACACAATCTTTGTCCATGGATACAGATACACCACACTGATCAGCTGAGAGAGTCACAAACCAAACAATGCCCTCGTCCTTGAGGCTATCAATCAAGCCTTGCATACTGGTCGCTCTCTTGATTGCAGCTAAGAGTTTGATATAATCTTTCTTGCCTACGGTCGAATGAGTGAACTTGTGAAAGCCGAACTTACAACCACGACTCACCTTTTGGCTCACTTGAATTTCAGTAAAGCCTCTTGCATGAACATGAACATCCACAGTGAAACCGTTTACATGCATGGTGCTGGTCTTGATTTCAACCGCATCTACGATTGCTTGCTTCTCAGCCTTCACTTGTGCAAGCTTCTCTTCCAAAGCTTTGATTTCATCATCGAGAGCAACAACGGCTTGAGCTTGTGCGACAACGATTTGACCTTCTTCTACAAGGCCATATTGATTTGCAAGTGTAAAGGTCATGACAAGTGAGTTACATGGGGTAGTGGTATAGTGACCGTCTTCACGGACAATTGCGAACATGTCATTTGAGAAATGTTCTACGGTATGCTTTACGCCCTTGATATCTACATAGGTGCGAAGAGTTTTGGATGGATTTGCTTGAGCTTCTTGTGCAATCATTGCGTTGAAATCTAAGAACATGATTTTTTTCCTTTTGGAAGAGGTTTTGTTTTGCTTTGTTATTTATAGTTATATATGAAAATTCTTATATTGTCAAACTAAATTTAAATATTTTTTAAAAGTTTTTTTAGATCATCAAAGTTTTCAAATAAACTCGGTTGGGTACTAGGTGGATATCGTCTTGACGGCATCCCCAATCTCTTGACTACCGCACAAACATAACTTACGGAAACATCGAGGGATTGAGCAATGAACATATTTGTAAGCCCCTCATCTCGCATTGCCCTTATTCTCTTAGGTAGCTCAGGATCATCAAACTTTCTTAGTATTAGGTGCGAAAGCTTGTAGTGATAAATATAAGTTTTGATCGTACTCTCAGCCTTGCATAGTGCATCAGCGATTTCAGGGATTGATTTTTTATCTATGAGCATAGCCTCTATTCTAAGAGCGGGGACTGATCTATAAGCGGGGGAGTCACCTACTCGTATGCCATAGCCAGATAAATATGTTTGGATTGTACGGTGCGAAAGCCCAAGCTCGCTCGCTATCTCTTTAGCACACAAGCCTTCATCCAGCTTCATTTGGAGATACTCGGCGGGGGGTTTCCTCGTTTTTAGTGTAAAGCCGTGAGTATGTCGGATCTTCGCTACATAACTTTCTTGTGTACCTACTTGTTTAGCGATTTGTAGATTAGTCAGTTGCCCATCACTCTCAAGTAAATTAACGATCTTAGCGACCTTACTTCTCTTTCGATTACTATCATAAAGTTCTACATACCCAAATTTTACGATTGCTCTTCTCACTGAGTCACGATGGACATTCAGCTTACGAGCCATGTAAGCCGTTGATTTCCCCGCTAGGATCATTCTATGGATATCTTTGGGGGACATGCTTGCTTTAGCAGCTTTCTTGATCTTGACTTGCCCCAAGTAGACATAGATCAGCCTAGCAATTGTACCATCTATTTTATGGATATCGCACCAAGCATCTAAACCGATCTTACGGACGACTTGAGCCTCCACCTTTTCATCTAGCCTCATGCTCTCTAGCACAGGCTTGCACCTAATTGATAATTTTTCTAGTACTTGCGGATCCGTTGGCGTTTCCATATACGACGCCAAGAGTTGTAAATCGTCCATGATCTATTTATCCTCTTTTTATTTATTTATTTGTAGGATAAACAATTTAAAGACTACTTATATATATAAAATACTACTAATTAAAAAAACTTTTTATTTTTGGTGCAATAATTTTTACTTGTTCATTTGCTTTAGTGCAAGGAGACAATAGCCAGCCAAGTCTTGATAGGGACTTTCCCCCATAGGATCGTTGTCTTTTGCAATCCTAGAAATCTTATCTAGCATACGAACAATCACATGGATATCTTTGTATTGCTCTACTTTAATCCCTTCAGGGTAAAGAAGTTCAAGGATTTGGGTAGTTTTAGCGAAAGCATTACCGTAGGCCAAGTTCTTTTGCTCCAGTAGTGTAGCTAAAGCATTTGCAATCTTGTGAAATTCTGACTCAGCCATAGGTCACAATTTGCCCCAAAACATTCATGTATTGATTGCTAAGCCCAAGCTGAATGAATACTTGAGCTTGATTAAGGCTGAATTTGGGGAAAACTTTAGTATGAGCTTCACCTTTATCGTCAAAGTATGTGAGGTTGCCTTTACGGCCTATGAGTAGCATCATGATCGGATCCTAGGACAGAATAAAGAAGTTGAGGATTTGGAGTAGAAAGAAGGGTACACTATCAAAATCTAGGTAGGAGTACAAATCTCTATCATATGCTCTAAATCGCTCGGTATCAAAAGAGTAGCGGTACGAAGTATCCCCCGTTTGTCGATTGACGATTGTCCAGTCATACAACCATCCCAAACGATTTAATTGGTGCTTGCATTGGATTTCAAGAGAGAGTAAGAGCAGGGTAGAAAAGCCGAAAATGTAGCTTGCATGAGGGGATTTAGAGAGGATACATACAACTAAGAAAACAAAAGATAGACCTTTGATATACATGCGATTTGTATGTTGTGTTTCGATCAGTGTAAAGATCATGTCAAGCTCTTTGTGGAAAGCTTCTTGATCTAAATAGGCATCATCTGGGGATTGTAAAAAGTCTTCGCTCATCATATTTTCCTTGTGGTTGAGAGATACCCATAAACACAAGGTGGGGATAAAAATTATATTTATTTTTTGTGAGTGATACAACCTTCAGCATCAGGCTCACCGCTATAATCTCTCTTTTGTACCATGGCAAGTTTGTTGGATACCGCCGTTCTTACATCGATATTTGAGAGAGCAGCAAGGTGCATAAGCAAGATATAAAGATCAGCAAATTCCTTTTCTTGCTCTTCACTACCTTGTTCGGTTTCTTCGAATTCCGCAATCTCATTCTTCAAATGATTTAGAACACCTGGTACTGATGCACGACCATCGAATTGTTGTTGCCATGCCCAAACTTGTTGGGTGATTGTATCTAGTGATGGGATAAGGGGGACATAGAAAGCGACCTTATCCAAAGACTTGAGCATCTCAATTTGATCTTCATTTTGCCCCACAATAGAGTCACTCCACCTATAAAGAGGCTTGATTGTATTGTCACCATGTAAAAGCACACCTTCAAGGCTCATGTCGTATAGTGGTTTCAAGAGTTTTGGCTCTTGTTCGGTACTCATGCACATATCGGCGAATTGCATTTTTTTAGCTAGAGAGCTGGCTGAGAAATAATCGATCAGGTATTGTTTTACAGTAGTTGCATTTAGCATTTATTCTTCTCCCTTATGTAGTATATCAATGAAGAGATGACCAGGTGTTGGTGTGATATAAGCAAAACTATCAATTAACTCACTACTCATAGATTGTTCCTTTGTTATAAGTTTGAAACACATATATACATATAATAGGTATAGATACAATAATATAATATAGATTATCTTATGGATGACTAAAGAAGCCTTTTGCCCCAATTGTAAAGCCTTTGCTATCTCTCACTGGATCGACTTGTAAAAGATCAGTTCTGAGAGGGAAAGCCATGAAGATAGGCATGGATACAATGTAGTAAACGCCTTCTTCAAAAGGTGGTAAATCAATGACCTTATCAAGCGGTGATTTAGTAGTGATTTTGGCTTTAATGATAGGTAGGTATAAGCCTTTTAAATCAACGGGTGCTACAACAAAATTGTGCATGCTCATTTGATCTTGTGGATTAGAGGCCTCAAGACGAGCAACAAGCCCAGACGGCTTGATTGTTGCTAGAATTGCTTGATCATCATCCATAAAGTGAATGTCATGAGGGGTGAGATTGTAGATACAACGGGTATCTTGATCAATCTCAACAAGTTTGGCTCTATCTTTGAGAGCAAGTTCTTTCATCGCAATCCCGTCATCAATCTCTTTTGGTGTTTCTGAGAAGGTCATGTGTATGAACATGTTTAAGAGACGGGTATTGTCCTCAAGCTTTTGTTTGATCAAAGCCTTGATGGATGGCAAATAAGATTTAAAGCTCATATGTCCTCTTTGTGAATATGAATACGGTTGGATGCTTTAATCTATTTTTAACATGTTCCTCTTAAATTGTATATATGTTTTTTTATATTTTTATAAAAATACGATCATTTTACCTTGTCCGATTGACTACCATCCCCATGCTCCAGTCATACCACTTGCCGAATAATCAGTGACTACACCTTCAAAAAAATTCTTGAAAGATACGCCGTTCACAATCCAGTCAAGCCAAGGTAGTGGATTTTTATCAATGTGGTAAATAGGTAGGCAGTCAAGTTGCATGAGCCTACGATCGGCTAGATACCTAATGAACATCTTGACTTCAATTTTCACGAGGCTTTCCACTACTTGAGCCTCCCCAAAGATCATGTCAATCAGCTGATCTTCTAAATCAACGGCTTGTGTAAATAGGTTTTGTATTTCCGCCTGCTCAACCTTGATATTCATCTCTTTTACATAGGTTTGATAGAGCTGAGTCATTGCTTTTACATGCAAGCTTTCATCTTTAATAGACCATTCCACAACCTCGCACATGCCTTTCATCTTGCCTTGTTGTTGGAAGTGGAGGAGCATGACAAAAGCTGAGAAAAGAGACATCCCTTCGTTGCATACCGCTTGAGCAAGTGAATAAGCCGTTTGAACGAAATCGCTAGGATTGATTGATTGCATATTGTGAATTTTATCGAGCATAGGCTTGTGATTTAAGAAGTATGCATACTCACTCTCATCAAGGCCCAGTGTATCATTAAGTAAAGCATAGGCTCTTTGGTGAGTACCCTCTCGGTTGGCAAAACTCAGCAGCATGTTTCTGATTTCATTATTCTTGAATATGGGCAAGAATTGATCCACATAGTTATCAGCTACGGCTACATCCGATTGAGTAAAAATTCTAAGGATTTGAGTGATGAATTTCTTAGCATCAGGTGATAGCGAGTTGCTCTTCCATTGCTTTACATCCTCTTGTAGTTTTGCCTCCCATGTCCCCCAGTGCATCTTCTCATGCTCTTCAGCGATTTGCATAGCCCAAGGATATCTGAAAGGCTTGTAGGTTTTGCTCTCTTTTAGTAAATCACTCATTTTTATCCCTCACATGCAATACATTCATCGAGTTTTGTCACTTGCTTAACCACTGGCTTACTGATCTTTTCAGCTTGAGTCCCCGCCGTAGTACGAAGGTAGTACACTGACTTTAAACCTTGTTTCCACGCTTGAAGATGGCAAGCATTGACATAGGATTTTGAGCTACCAGAGGGGAAGAAAAGATTAGTGGATTGACCTTGACATATATGTACTTGCCTATCCCCAGCATGTGAGATAATCCATTGTTGATCAATCTCAAAAGCCGTCTTAAAAATTTGTTTTTCTTGATCGGTGAGTAAATCTAAATGCTGAACGGATCCTTCATGAATGATGATGGATTGCCAAACCTCTTCATATTGAGTTTCACTTAGTTTTTTAGATAGTAGTAATTGATCAAGGTATTTGTTCTTAGTAAGGAATGTCCCCGCTCTTGTGCGGTGAGTGAATGCATTAGCTACCCATGGCTCAATACTAGGTGATGTATCTAGGATGATACTAGAGTTTGAATTTGGAGCAATCGCAAGTAAATGTGCATTGCGTCTACCCGTACCTAAACCATCAGGATATTCACCTCGTTCAATTGCAAGCTTTTCACTTTGAGCAACGGCTTTCTCTTTAATCAATTTGAAAATCTTATTGTTCAAACTCTTCGCTACTACTGACTCAAAGGATACTTTCTTGCGTTGTAGGTACGAATGGAAGCCCATAGCACCAAGTCCAAGACTTCTCTCTTGCCTTGCTCCATGTATCGCATTCTTGAGTTGGTGAGGTGCATGATCAATAAAGTATTGTAAAACATTGTCTAGGAAAGTGATGCAATCCTCAACGATAGTGGTATCTTTCCACTCATCAAAATATTCAAGGTTGAGGCTAGATAGACAACATACGGCTGATCTATCTTTAGCCGTTGGTAAGAAAATTTCTGAGCATAAATTTGAGCTATGTATTTGTAATCCTTGATCTTTTAAACTTTGGGGCAAGGCTCTATTAGCGGTATCCTTGAACATGAGATAAGGCTCTCCAGTTCTAAATCGTACTTCTAAAATTCGTTGCCAAAGCTCTCTAGCTTGTACCGTCTCTCTTGTCTCTTGTGTATGAGGATCAATCAAATCCCATGCTTTATTATCCACCACCGCTTGCATAAACGCATCACTTAAACAAATGGCGTTATGTAAATTAAAAGCCTTGCGATTGGTATCCCCCCCAGTTGGAAGTCTTAGATTGAGAAATTCAATGATATCTGGGTGACTAATATCTAGGTAAGCAGCATAGCTTGCTCGTCTAGTTTTACCTTGTCTATAAGCCTCAACATCCGAGTCAATCGTCTTAATGAATGGAATAGGGCCGGGGGCTTTTTGGGATACCGCCCGTACATGCCCCCAATAGCCACCTACCCCACCACCTAGCACGCCAAGCCAACGGTTTTCACTTGTATGTGCAATCAAACCGTCAAGATCATCGCTTACATAGGTGAGATAGCAAGAGATAGGCAAGCCCGCCTTTAGCTTTTCCTCATCCTTGATCCTTGCATTGGATAGGATGGGGGATGAGAACATAAACCAACCTTGTCGCACATAGTTATAGATACGATCAGCTAGAGCATAATCATCAGCACAATAAGCCTTGCTTGCTCGCTCAAATGCTTGATCAATTTCAGTTTCATAAGATAGTAGATAGTAGCTCTTCAAAAGTGATAGAGCATGATCTGAGAATTGCATTTTTTAAATTTCCCCTTGTGTGAGTGGATTTTCATAGTAGCTAAATCACAAGGGGTATGATTATTTTTTAATTGCTCCTACGAGCCATGACAAGGATTAAGATTTTCTTATTATCATCCTCACATACAAGAGGAGTGAGTACGCCAGATTGATAGGCTTTAGTAGTATGTGCAATAGCGTGACCAAAATAGGCGGTTGAGAATTTGGAAGAAGCACAACCTTCTTCCACAAAATCATCATCAGCATATTCGTATAAATCATGTCCACTAGTATCACTACCAACGATGAGAAAGTTGTTTTGCTTGTCCACGTATAGCATGATATGACTCACCTCTTTATCCGTTTGAACTTTTGCGACTTGTTTCAAGCATTGTTTCAAGGTTGCATTCAATTCGTACACAATAGGTGAATTTTCATACTCTTTGGGGATGATTGAGCGAGTATCTGGGAAGTCCTCTTGAATGAGTCTTACGGCTACAAATTGAGACACATCCTTGAAAATGATATGACCTTTAGCAAGTGTAATTGTGGGGTAGATTGTAGTATCAAGGAAACTCTTTACATGCTTTAGCGAAGAGATTGGGATGAGGGTATTGAAATCAATGTAACTCTTTTTTTCAAGTGTGACGCGAGCGAGAGTATACCCATTTGTAGCCTCAATTAACAAGTTATCACCGATTGTTGAAAGATGAAGTGCACCGAGCCTTGCTCTCTGACCAGTCTTATCGGCACAAGGCTCGGTTAGGTCAATCGCTTTCTTTAGATCAATCAATTCAGCTTCATTCCATACGGGTGTAGACTCATCAATCTCAAAATCACTAAAAATCTCGGGGTATTCTTTAGGATCATGAGCCTTGTAGTAAATCTTAACTGAGCCTTGAGAAATGACTTGCTTGTCAAAATCAATTGTGATTTTACCACTAAAGATAGAGATTGCTTGAGCCAGTGATTGGTGGTGCATCAAGATTTCAATTTTTTCACTCACCGCTTGATCAAGATCAAATTGAGCGATTTTGGTAGCTTCAAAATTTGTGGATTTTAGTGTGAGGATAGTATCTGATACACCTACATAGATATAAGATAAGTATTCTGGAGATGTTAGTTGTGATGCAAGAGCGATGATTGATTTAACAATCGCAACATTCTTAGTCAGATCAATAGTGATTTTCATGGATTGTCCTTTGATGAAAGATAGCTTTATATATCAAAGAATTTATATCAGATCAAATTTGATCTAGCACCTTAATGAAATCTGGTAGCAAGTTGGCAAGCATGGGGACGGGCTTACCTACTTGAAGAAGATCAGCAACCGTAAAACTCTTCTTTTCAAAATCTCTAAACTTTTGCCACGAGCATGCAAACCAAACACCGTCAAGTCTTACAAGCACAACGGCTATTTGCCCCCATGCAAGTCTACGGTCAAGTTGCTCTTGTTGGTATGGATCAATCGCTGATTTTTGTATTCTCATGCCTTCCCTTGATTTACATTCTAAATAGCCACCTCGTCCACCTGGTAGCCAAATCTCAAAGTCACATCCCGCCTTGTCAGAGTAAATAGCATGGAAGCAATTCTTTCCACTACCTACTCTTTTATAAGGCTCATGTCTTTTATTTATCTCAGCAATCTTATGCTCCAGATAGAAAGCACCTATCTCTAAGATTTGTTCCTCAGCCGTCTTACCTTGCTTTTGGGCACGTAGTCCAGCATTACTCCTTGCCGTTGGGGTTGTCCTCATAAATCCTCTTTTGCGAGTCATATTCTATCACCTCTCTATTAAATCGATGGGCTATATATGAATAGCTTAAAAAGGCTTCAGAGGAAGATTTAATTTGTTCTAATTATGTTCAAATTCTCTTTGAATTTGAGTAGAATTGTAGTGATTTTTACCTATTTGTATCAATTCATAGGTAAAAAAGCCTAAATTCTACCTATAAAAAACCTAATTCTTTTATGATTTTTGAGATACTTTTTTATCGTTTTTAGTACCCCCCTCCCCCCCTCCTACTTTTTAGAAAAAATCAATGTTGTTTAAGTATTGAGAAATAAAGCATTTTTTAAATAGGTGGGAAATAGTAGCTAGGGGGGAG